TCGGGAACTTCTACGATATGCCGGAACACAACACAGAGTCCGCAGCCTGTTGGTGCAACCCGAACGTTGAAACCGATCCGGTTACGGGAAACAAGGTAATCATTCACAAGGATATTACAGTCTAACGCTTGCGTAACCCGCAAGCGAAGCGCAGCCGGAGTTGACGCTATGGTTATACCCGTTGCCGTTCTCTTCGCACGAGAAGACAGCATATATAAAACCCTTTCGGGTACGGACGTGTATGACGAGCCCCGCGATGCGCGAACCTTCACCGGGGGCTGTCCGATCGTAGCGCACCCACCTTGCCGCACATGGGGTTGTCTCAAGGCGTTCGCCACGGCAGCGCCGGCACATGAACACGCTTTAGGTCCGTGGGCCATTGACCAGGTTCGCAGGAATGGCGGGGTACTTGAACACCCGCGAGGCAGTACCCTTTTCCGGGAATGTGGAATAGTTCCGGGCGGGCTCCCCGACGAGTGGGGCGGTATCACGATTGAGGTCGATCAATTTCATTGGGGCCACAAGGCGCGGAAGCGGACGCTGCTTTACATCGTTGGAACGCGAAACCTGCCGCCGATACCGCACCGACCTGGTAAGCCGACGCATGTTATCGACAGGCCGGGACGAGCACGGAAAGCGGAACGACCGAACAGCGCGGGATTGCTTCCGTGGGTTTCGCACAGGGAACGAGAGGCCACACCTCCAGCGTTCGCGGAATGGCTGGTTGAAGTGGCCAGAAGATGTAAACGGGTATAACGCGGTGCTCAGGCGCGGCGTAGCCGTCGCGCTGGAGCAGCCTGGTTATGCCGGTTTTGAATCTAATCTTTTAAGGAGGCAATATGTCACACCATGGAGAACAACCGTTTTTTTCAGATGAGCATCACACGCACAACATTGACGAGCTATCCGCAACGAATGAGAAAATGCGGCAGTTGTTTGTCGATGCGGGTATCAAACTCGGAGCGACCGGGGAACACCCGGAGGGAAAACTCAAGGATGACGATGACGGAGAAATCCGCATAGCAATCGGACACACGCCGGGTAAGGTCGTGATGGACTTCGGAGAAAAGCCGATAAAGTGGATTGGATTCAATCCGGTACAGGCGCGGCAGATCGCCATGACGCTTATGGAACACGCCGACGAGTGCTTGATCATTAAGGCATAACGCGGAAGTCAGCCGCCGTCCTTTTGGACGGCTGGACTGACTGGTTGGAATCGGTTTTAATTGAAAGGAGAAAGTTCATGGACGCAACACTTGACGTTCTTCCCGGTGAAGGTGAAGTAAAAACAACCGCGAGACGGCGTGACCGGCAAGAGTGTGAGATATGCGGAGAACCGGCGCATTATAAACATACCTTTCTTTTTGAAAATGCAAGAAGCAATCCGGCATCAAAAGCATATCGTAAGGATGATTGCTCGTGGTGCGAGGATGAATGCAGATACGTTTGCAAGGAACATGAGAAAGACAGGACCGGCCCGCATGGCATGTCATGGTGTGCAACTTTTCCAGCATCGGAACGGTTCGCGCATATGTTTTTGGTTTGGCACGAAGTAAAGTAAGATTCCAACGCTTGCGTCAACCGCAAGCGAAGCGTAGACGGTTTGGACGCAATGGTTATGCGTCCGGGGAGGAACACACGTTGGACATTATAGACGAATTAGAAAAAGCATCTGACATTGTGTCTGGAATTTCAACGGGAAGAATCAAATGGAGGATGTCTGTTCCCGCTGATGTTGAAAATGATCCTGACCTTGTTCTTACGTTTGCACTTGTACACGCACGGACAGAAATCAAGCGGCTCCGATCCGTAATAAAAGAAGCAGACGATTACCTTGATACCAACAGCATGACGAACATCGCGCACGGGAGTATTCTTCATCGGAAATTTAAGGACGCATAACAATTATTAGACAGCCAAAACGGCCATCTAAATTCTTAGTAGAAAAAGGGATGCGGTTGATTTTGTTCTACATTGCGGGGAGGGCCAAATGACAAAGGGAGAAGCGCTAAGAGAACTGTACAAGGAAATGCGGATGCGGGGCTACAGCCAGAAAACCATTAAGGCATATTCGGATTGGGTTGGGCAATACGTCGACTTTATTTCTCGCGGCACTGCTGGCGATACACGCGATGCACGGGTCGGGGCGTTTCTCACCATGCTGGTAGTCGAAACGCACGTTGCGGCGCAGACGCAGAAGCAAGCCTTGTGCGCGCTCGTCCGATTTTATGAGTTCGTGCGCAAGGAAGAGATCGGGAAGATAGATTTTGCGTACTCCTCCAAGCAGCCCAGGCTGCCCGTTGTGTTCTCCCGCGAGGAAGCCTGGGCGGTGCTCGATCGGCTCAATGGTGTAAGCTGGTTGTGGGGCGCATATTTTTACGGCTGCGGCCTGCGGCTGGAGGAGTGCTGCGGCCTCCGCGTCCAGGACGTGGACCTCGACCGGAGGCAGGTGACGGTCCGGCGCGGCAAGGGCAGCAAAGACCGCATTGTGCCGCTGCTCGAAATGCTGGTGGAGCCGATGCAAAAGCACCTGCGCAATCTCCGCACCGAATACGAGGGCTATGCCGAGCGCCGAATACCGGTGGTCCTGCCCGACGCACTTGACCGGAAATATCCCAAGGCCCCGTACTCGTGGGAATGGTTCTGGCTCTTCCCTGCGTCCGCACCGATCCAAAACAAATCCAAAAATCCGAAGCTTCGTACTACAACGCCGATGTTATACCACATCCACGACTCGGCCATTTCAAAGCGCATCGCCCGCTCGATCCGCGAGGCGCGCATTCCGAAAAAAGCGAGCTGCCATACGTTCCGCCACAGCTTCGCCACGCACTGGCTGGAGAACGCCGAGGGGTCTCATGAGGTGGCGCTGCTCAGGCTGCAGAAGTTGCTGGGGCATTCGGACCTGAAATCGACCCAGGTGTACCTGCATCTCGTAAAAGTAAAATCCGACGTGCTTTCTCCGCTCGATGTTCCGCTCAGAAGGGCGGCGTAAATCAAACGGCAGGGTTCGGTAGTCAGGGTTCAGGGGGCAGGGTTAAATGAATACATCGACAAAGAGCAATTACGATCTAAAAATAAAAACCCGCATCAAACTCGTTCACATCGCGGCCTCGGCGCTGGGGCTGCTCGATCCGAAGCGGCACAACACGGATCCGGACGATGATTATCATCGCGTTCTGGCCCGGTGGAACCGGCAGGGCTCCCGGCAACCGGTGACGTCGTCGCTGCAGATGAACTATCAGCAGCTCGGGGAGTTGCTTGAGTTTTTTACGGGGCTCGGGTTTAAGCTGAAGAAGCAGGGGTCAGGGGTGAACCGCCCCTCACCAACCTCTCCCACGAGGGGAGAGGCTACATCTGAAGCGCGGCCGTCCTGGAAAAAATACGACTCCTCCATCCAGGGATTGCGCGACGAGATCGCCGATCTGGCGAAGGCGCGCTGGGGCGAGTCCTGGGAAATGTCGCTCAATTCGCTCTGCCGGCGGTTTGGCGTGCGGCATTGGAAATGGCTCGACGTGGCTCACGGGAAGGAAATAAAAAAGACGATACAGCGGATGCAGAGCGCGGAGCGGATGAGCGACTCGGCTGACGACGAGGTGTCGTTTTGAAAGCGTTCACAAGCGCCAGCGATAAAGAAATTTGGGACGACCTTTGGGATGTTGAGGCCAAGGCGAAGATCATTCGGGAGTCGCCGCTGTTCGCGGCGCTGCGAGGGCAGGCCAGCGATCAGCCGTGGTGCTGCCGGGAGATTGGTAAATCATCAAAGTGGATTGTCCTCAGGGACGGCACCAGCATGCGGGTCCATTTTTGTCCGAGGTGCGGACGCGAATTGTAAAAAACTTTTTTACCACGGAACACACGGAATACACGGAAAGGGGTGCGGGGATGAAACCGGAACAGCAAAAGGCGTTTGACAAGTTTTGGAAAGAGTGCTGGCCGAAGTGCCGAAGAAAAGAAAAAAAGAAAGCGGCTGATCAGTGGGCGAAGATTGCGTCGGATATGTATGGTGTGATCTATTCCGCCGTCGAGCGGCAGAAAAAGCAACCCTCCTGGAAAAAAGAGGATTGCTCGTTCATCCCCTATCCTCACCGATGGCTGCGGGGGCAGCGCTGGGAAGACGAGATCGCGCTGCCCGAAGACACTGACGCGGAGACGCTGATGGAGGCGCTCGCAAGCCACGCGTCGGTCCCTCACGATTTTCCAAAGCATATCATGGCCCGGCTGCGCAAGATGTGCGAGCGGACAAAAACCAACTGGCCGAGGATCCACTTTCAGATCGCGAACGATGAGGCGGTGGCGCAAAAGATCAAGACGGACTATCTGGCGACCGAGGGGTGATGCCATGTCGGATTGGTTGAAGGACCTGAAAAAGGAGGACCTGCCGGAGACCTATCAGAACATGCTGCGGGTCCTCATCGAGGGAGACGACGGGATGAAGATCAAGCCATCCATCCAGGACCCCGTCATGGCGCTCCAGGTGATCATCGCGCTGTCGGTCTACTACAATAAACAGGGTTTTTATTTCAGCGGCATCGACGCCGTGATCAAGCAGAAAAAACGGGAGTTTGTGATCAAGTGGCAGGGCCGGAAAAAAGTCGCCGAGCTGGCCCGCATCACCAGCCTTGCCGAGCGGTCGATCTACGAAATTTACGAGGAGCTGCAGCGGAATAAGCAACGGGATTTGTTTTGTAAGACGGAGGAGCGGCCGCCCACCTGACGCATAAATCTATAAGATGGTTCCCCGATAAGATTATGCGGGGACTTCAAACGCCTGGCCAGAAATTGCCCAGGCGTTTTCGCTTTTTGAACCTCCTCAATATAGTTCTTGCCTTACCTCCGGTATTCTCCCTATCACAAACCAGACCAATACGAGTTGTTCCCCCGCAGGCAGGACGGCGGATACCTCCCGCGCCGTCCTGCCACCCTTATGCGGATTAAAAGAAGGGGCACATTATGATCGAGATCAAAAAAAGCGCGATGCTTGATGCGAACCAAAAGGCGGTCATCGAAAAAATAGATTTGGCGTGCGGCGACCACCGGATCACCGTGACGCGCGGGCACAGCACGCCGCAGGAGCAGTTCGAAATCCTCAGTCGTTTCGGTGGCGATCACGGTTGTTTTTCCCCTGAGTTCCTTCCGGACGGCCCCCTTGATCTGAAAATCAATATTCCACCTATCGGGCTGGTGTATCACTGGCAACGCACCTGGAGCAGGCTGCTCCACCTGGGCGTGGTCGTTAATCCACCCCTCCCCGCGATCTGCCTCGATGACTACACCCGCCCGAGCGGTGAAAAGATGCAGGGTAAGCTGGTCCACGAGAGTACGCACATCTCCGGCCAGGCGAACGGCTGCTGGCCAATCGATTTTTCCGCCAAGGTAAACGGCGTAGTGAATTTTGAACTCGTCCGGGACATTCTGGCAACGGCGCAAGCCGCCAGCGCGGGAATTAAAGAGATCAAAGTGGAGCATGGCAACGGGTGCGTGCATATCGACACGATCAAGATTATATGATTGCAGATTTTAAAACCAACCAGGGAGGGAATAAATGAAAATCGCAAAAGAAGATGTCTGGGCTTATTCGTTCTACACGATATTTATGGCAATAGTACTGGCCGTAGCGCTCACGGGCTGCGCCAGCACGCAGCGCTTCGACAACTGGTTCAACACAAACACGGACAGCCTGAAAAAGACGGTGCATATGACCACGGCTGCATTTCTCTACGGGCATCCCGACCGGGCGGCGCGGGTGTCGGCCGTTTGCACAACGGTCCGGGGAAAGATCTCGGCTGGAAAGCTGACCACGGCAAGCATGGTGCGGGCGGAGATCGACGCCGAGCTGGAGAAGCTGGACCTCGATCCGCTGGACATGGTTTTGATGGAGGACTTTATCGGCGGGCCGGAAGGGTTGCAGCAGCAGATCATCGACACGTTTGCGATTTTGAATTTTAAGAACCCGGCGGAGCAGTTGGTTGAGCTCGACCGGGTGCTCGGGTGGGTGCTGGAAGTCAGCAGGGTCATTAAATAACGAAGTTTGAAATAAAAACCGGAGGCGGACATGAAAAAGCTCAGAGCACTTTTTGAAAGATACAGGCCGTTTATCGCGCTGCTCGCGAAGTCGAAAACCATTCAGGGCATTGTGGCCACGGCAATCGGGACAGCCATCGCATATGCGCAGTCGCACCTGCCCGCTGCGGTACTGGACGTGGCTGGGGAGCTGATCGCCGCGACCGGTGTTTCGCTCCAGGTGGGCGGTCTGGGATGGGCGTTCCGGGGACGGATGAAGGCGGCGGGGCCGATTGAGCTGCCGGGTCCCGGGGCCGGGGTCCAGGGTCCAGGGTTTGACGGCACGGGCGGAGAGCTGTCTCAGTGACAAAGCAGCAGATCAAATACTTCGACGGCTACAAGTACCAGCTCGCCGTTGATTACACGTTGCTGGTCCCCGTGGACTCGGAGGCCATCGTCAACACGCAGTTCGTTACGCTCACGCCCTACGGCGAACTGACCATTCGGGCGGGCTATGCCTGGGACGGGCCCTCGGGCCCCACGATCGACACCAGGAGCGGCATGCGCGGATCCCTGGTCCATGATGCCCTCTATCAGCTCATGCGCGAGGAAAAGATCGGCACGCATAACCGGCCCCTCGCCGACGAGCTGCTCTGTAAACTCTGCATCGAGGACGGCATGTGGAAATGGCGGGCCTGGCTCTGGCGGCGCGAGGTGAAAAAGTTCGCGGGGTTCGCGGCCATGGCGGAGAACAATAAACAAATAATTACTGCACCGTAAGGAGACATCATGACTGAAGTATTGGCTCAGGGCCTTGCGTCCATCATCCAGTATCTCGGAGCAACACCGGTTCTGCTCGCCGTCACGGTATGGGTCCTCGGACCCATGGTCGCCGTGGTCTGGGTCGTGTATAAACTTGGTCGTCAGGCGGCCATAAGCAATGCCACTACGGACCGCCGAATGCAGGATGTTTTCGCCCGCCAGGATGAGCGCTTTGAGCAGGTGGTAAAAATGTTCGAGCATGGCGTCCAGATGTACAAGGACAATGTCCAACTGGTCAAGGAATACGAGCGGCACGTCGATAGCCAGCGCGAGACCAATGACAAACTCATTGATCTTGTTTCCATCAGCACGGCCACCCAGCAGACACTCGTGGAGTATATCAAAAATAACTGGTGGTGCCCCGTTGCCAAGGACCCCCGGCTGCTGCAGATGTTGAAAAAGGAGAACGCATAATGAGCCAGCAGGACATGATCAGGCAGGGAGAGATACAGAAGCGCAAACAGGAGCAACTGCTGGCCGTCACTTCGGCAAAGGCCGCTCTCCGCGCCCTGGTGAACGACGCCACCTATTCCATCAGCAAGCCGGTCTCGGAGATCAACACCGCGCTGCTCTCAGCGCACCTGACCCAGCTCATCGAAAAGCAGGAAGAAGAACACCGGCTGAATGAAGAGATCAAGGAGCTCTCCTACTAATGGGCGAGAACCATACAAAAAAGCGGCGGCACTCGAAGTTTTTTTCCTTTCCCGCCGAGATCCAGCAGCAGATCAAGGATCTCATTTTGGAGCCGTCGGCGACCTATGAGGACGTGGTGCTGTTTTTGGACTCCAAGGGCTACAAATGGAGCACGTCATCGGTCGAGCGTTTCAGCAAATGGTTCATCACCGAAATCCGGCAGATCGAGATCCTGCGTGAACAGGCCGGGATGCTTTTAAACGAACCGGACAAGGCCATGCAACTGGAGAAGCTCACCTCGCAGATGATCACCATGCGGCTGGCCGTGGCGATGCAGACGGAAAGTTTCGACGTGTTGAAACACGCGAAAATGATCGACGCCTTTGCCAAGTTGCAGCAGTCCTCCATGAAGCGCGAGCAGTGGGGCGTGGAGATACGGGATAAAATCGCGGCCGCTGCCGGCAAGGTTGAAAAGATCGGCAAGGCAAAGGGCCTGACTAAAGAAACCGTGGAGCTGATCAAAAAGCAGATATTGGGGATTGCGTGATCGCATCGGAAAACATAGTAAAGGATTTTGATGCCGCCCGCCATATCGACGGAGTGCTGCTTCCCTATCAGCAGGCGTGGATCGCGGACACCGCGGACGTGAAGGTCTATGAAAAGTCCCGCCGCGTCGGCATCTCCTGGGCGGAGGCCGCTGACGACGCGCTCTATTCCGCGAGCGAGGACGGCGACGACACCTGGTACATCGGCTACACCAAGGACATGGCGCGCGAGTTTATCGATGACGCCGCCTTCTGGTCCAGGCATTACATGCTCGCGGCCGAGGCCGTCGAAGAGATCGTTTTCGTGGATCAGGAGGAAGGACACGAAGATCGGAACATTCTCGCGTATCGGATCAATTATGCATCCGGGCACAAGATTGTGGCGCTCTCATCCTCGCCCCGGAACCTGCGCGGCAAACAAGGCCGCGTGGTGATCGATGAAGAGGCGTTCCATCAATATGCCAAGCAACTGCGCAAGGCCGCGATCGCGCTTCTCATGTGGGGCGGCAAAATCAGGATCATCTCTACACATAACGGAGACGCCAACGACTTCAACGAGATGATCAACGATATCCGAGCCGGTAAGGTCCCGTACTCGCTCCACCGGACAACCCTGGATGACGCTCTAGCCGATGGCCTGTATAAGCGGATTTGCCTGGTGCTCAAACGCGAGTGGTCTCCTGAGGCTGAGGCCGTGTGGCGGTCCGACCTGATCGCTTTCTATGGAGACGATGCAAACGAGGAGCTGCTCTGCATCCCCTCCCAGGGATCAGGCGTGTTCATGTCCCGCATCCTGATAGAGAGCTGCATGAAGGCGGACATTCCGGTGGTGCGTAAGGCGTTCGAGGATCTTTTTGTTCATCAACCCGCGATCGTGCGAGAAGCCGAGGTCGAAGCCTGGTGCGAGGATTATCTCAAACCGCTGCTCGACAAGCTGGACACAAAGCGCGCTCATTATTTCGGCGAAGACTTCGGGCGCTCCGGCGACCTCACCTGCATCTGGCCGGGCGCCGAGACGCAGGCGCTCGGCATCCGGATGCCGTTCGCCCTGGAGCTTCGCAACTGCCCCTTCGAGCAGCAGCGGCAGATTCTCTTTTACATAGTGGACCGGTTGCCGAACTTCCGGCACGGGTGCCTCGATGCCCGCGGCAACGGCCAGTTCCTCGCCGAGGTCGCCATGCAGAAGTACGGCGAGTATCGGATCACGCAGGTGATGCTCAGCACCGAATGGTATAGGGACAACATGCCGCGCTACAAAGCGGCGTATGAAGACAAAACCATCGAGATCCCGACGGACGCTGACATCCTGGAAGACCATCGCATGGTGAAAATGGACAAGGGCGTAGCAAAGATCCCCGAGGAGCGCACGACCGGCGCGGACAAGGGAAAGCGGCACGGAGACTCGGCTGTGGCCGGGGCCATGTTGTGGTGCGCGACGAGGACCGATGGGCCGCCGGCTGCGTCGGTGGGCAGTGAGACGACGAAGAACGACTACCATGCGGAAAGAAAATCAGGGTTCAGGGGCCAGGGTCCGGAGTCCCGTGGAATTTTAGGCCGGCTGTTCGGACGGGGGAGAGCTTAAATGGCGACGAAAACAAAGAAGCGGATACAACCGAAAAAAAATAAATCCGCAATCCAAAATCCGAAATCCGCAATGCCCCTCACCGCGTCTTCCATCCCCGGCTACCGCGCGGAGGACGACGGCTGGCGGAAACTGACCGGGCTGAACGCTACGCGCGATCTGATCTCCGTCACTCAGGAGCGCGCTCAGGAAATATCCGTCTATCTGGCCGAGAACAATCCGCTCGGCAAGTGGATCATCGACGTGCTCGTGGATTTTCTCGTTGCCGATGGGCTTCCCTTCGAGGCCGCGAACGACGACGTGTCCCGGG